TCTCAATCGGTTTAAACTGTTCATGCGTTAGTTTCTCCACTGAATACGACACGCCACGACGCCCGGAGCTGCACACTCGCGGGCGTCACTTCTTTTGGCCTTTCTTACGGCTAAACAGCGCGACAATCGCGCGGATTTCTTCTTCACGCGCTGCCAGATGACGGCGGTGATGTTCGTGAATCTCTTCGGCTTCATGCGGTTCAATCACTCCATCCTCCAGAGCTTTCTGGATAATCTGATCAACCTGACCGCGTGCTGCTGCAGTTCTCATTGCACGGGTAAACAGATCGACACGGTCGAGGTCTTCCAGTTGCGGAACGTCCACCAGCAAAGCGCCGCGACGTTGTGCAAAGTAATCAGCCAGGAGAGATGTGTTTGAAATGTCCTCCATCGCTTCCAGCTCGTTCACTTCGAAAAAGCGACAGCCGTTCTTCTCGTACAAGTTGTTGTTGAACTGAGTTACGGACATGCCAAGAGCGCCAGCCATCGCCTCACGGCCTCCTGGGTACGCTTTGCACATCGCTTTCACTACTTCTTTCAGGCTTGGCTCTACCATGTTGTTTTTCCTTTGGTAGTTTCTTAATGCTGCTCGCTGGGTTACGGTGTTACTGCAACGTCAGGATCAGCCGGTTTGTTTTTGTTAGGGAATGGTCGTACTTCCTCAGCTTCAATTTTCCCGTCTTCATTAACCAGGATGTTTACCCGGCGATTACGCTTAAGGGCTTTACTGATAGCGCTTTGGTATACCCCAAGTGCCTCAGCTGTTTTGGCCTGACCGTTTTCCAAAACATATTCAGAGAGCGGAATAATCTTCATTGGTTTTCCTCGTGGTTTGCACATAAGGAGTATCACTGTTAGTGATAAATATGTCAACACTAGCGGTGATTGGTGATTATGCCCTGCGGTGATAAATTATAAGAATGAAAAAGAAACCATTGACCGCCGAACAACTTGCCGATGCCAACAGGCTGAAAGCTATTTTCGAGTCCAAGAAAAAAGCACTTGGGCTCTCACAGGAGACTTTGGCTGAACAAATGGGAATGGGTCAGAGTGGTGTTGCGCAGTTACTGAATGGTACAAACGCTATCAACGCTACCCATGCTGCGCAGTTCGCTAAAATTCTCGGAGTAAAAGTCGACGATTTCAGTCCTTCACTCGCAGCTGAAATATCAGCCATGTTTGAGGCGATTGCGAACGGTAGAAATCATTCCTCTGTTTATGAATATCCACTTTTAACCGAGGTACAGGCTGGCTCATTTTGTCCCGTTAATACATACACAGAGCGAGACGCGAAGGAATGGGTTTCAACCACTGTCAAAGCCAGTGAATCTGCTTTTTGGCTTGAGGTATCAGGTCATTCGATGACTGCTCCACCTGGAGTTAAACCAAGCTTTCCTGAAGGAATGCTCATACTCATAGATCCAGAACAAGATGTTGAGCCTGGTGATTTCTGTGTTGCGGGTATCTTCAACGATTCTGAGGTCACTTTTAAAAAGTTTGTTAGGGAAGATGGGAAACCGTGGCTGGAACCTCTAAACCCCAGCCCACGCTATCAGGCCATTGAATGTAATGAGAATTGCAGGATAATCGGCAAAGTCGTTAAGGCCCAGTGGCCTGAAAATATCTTCGAATAAGGAGCCAATCGGCTCCTTTTTTTTTGCATCTTTTTTCGTCTTATTAATCATAAAGTTAATACTAATAGTGATATTTTTATCACTACAGGTGTTGACCATTTAATTACTATTGGTGATACTCATTATGCGCCGGGGTGATGACGTTGTAGACCATCGGTAAGTTAGCAATACGGTATATGGCACATGTGCCGCAGCGGTCCGGGGATTCCTTGCAAGACAATATCCAGATCCAGCGGGTAGCCGGAATGTGCAAGCCAGTTGTGTACAACAGCCAGAGACGCTTCACCAGCGTGGCGATCAGGTGTGACACCTCGGAAGAGACGAGGATGCAACGTTGAGAGCACTATCTGTGAGTAAGTACACCAGATCGCAATGCGATACGTGATACCCAACCGATAGCTGTTTAGAAGCATCATTTAGTGCTCTCAACGTTGTGGTGAAAGCAGGCACCGATGTGTCGGGACACAAGTGGAGTAACAACGAAACGATGTCGGCGAGTTCCCGGCCACCGCAACCAAATCACGTTAGGACCGTGGTAAACCCGTAGTAGCTGTACCAGATGCTGTGTGTAGTCTTGGCGGTCGGCAGTTGTGAATGTCCTTATGTCGACCGCCCCTTTTACACAACTGAAAGCGCGTTCAGCCAGTTCCTTGAGAGGCCAAAGTCGTTAAATCAACTCAGGAGAACGCGCTCCCAATTGTGGAGAAGCTAACTGGCGGTGGCAGCCGCCCGTTTCACTAAGTGCCCTGCCTGGGTGCTCACTAAAACGAAACCCTTTTGAAAATTCGCCATCAGGCGAGGGATTCGTGCAACCAAAATTCAGCGCTGTGCAGAGCGCGTATAACACGGAGAAACTATCCATGACGAACACACAGAAAGTCACAGAGCTACAACCACGCATGACCAGAGAGAAGTTGATCGAAGCTGCTCGTATCGCTGCTAAATTCCTGCCAGTTGCATCAGCTCAACTTATGAATGAGCTTGCTAATCGCCTGGACTATACCAGCGTCGCGCTTTGCGAAGCGATGGCACAGCGTAAGGAACTGGCTGAACAGAACGCTACCCTGCGTGAAGATGTCACGAGTTGGGCCAAAGAGTGTGACCGCATTGTTGAGCGTTACACAAAGACCCGTACCAATATGCATCTGCTGGAAGCACAGCGAGAGCTACGTGAACTTTCTCCCGTCGTTATTTCACTGAAAAAAGAGGAAGCGCTCTAATGGCTAACTCATTCAAACAAATGACCAAGGCTGGAGTAATTAAGCGCACCGATACCGGGATGTTCATTGCTCTCTCAGATATCCATGTACGTGAAGGCTTCAACAAGCGTGAAGACGACGAACGCACCCGACAGGCAGATGATGACCTTTTCAACTATCTGATGAATGGTGGTTCCGTTCCCCCTCTGGAGGTTATCGCCCGTGATGAAGGTGGGGTGTGGGTTGTTGAAGGACACCGCCGCCGTCGCTGCTATGCGCGCTGCGCTGAAGCTGGCAAGCCGGTAGACCGCATCCACATCATGCCTTTCAACGGTAACGATGTTCAGCGCCTGGCTCGCATCATGACCAGTAACAACCAGCTGCCGCTCTCCGATATGGAACAGGCTGCAGTTATCCAAGAGCTGCATAACGCCTTCAACCAGACCACCAGCGAGATAGCAAGGCTGGTGAATAAGTCTGTGGCCACCGTCGAGAAGCTGCTGCTCCTTAGCACGGCGAACCATGACGTTCAGCAGGAAGTTAAATCTGGCGCGGTGTCGGTCGACGTAGCAGTTGACCGTGTTATGGAGTATGGCGAACAGGCCGGAAAGGTTCTCCAGCACGATAAGGCTGTAGCAGCTGCTCAGGGGAAAACGAAAGTAACCCGTAGTTCTATCGCACCTGAACTCAGCGTAAAGAACGCGCGCCGTTTCGTTGAGCTTATGGCTCAGGCCACGATCAGTGATGAAGGGGTTTTCACTCTTGAAGGAACTGCCCTTGCGGAAGCGCTGGCCATTATGGACGAGCACAAAGCGATAGCGGAAGCGCGTGAAACATACCGCCTATCACAGCCAGTGCCTGAAACAGAGGTGGTAGGCAAAACGCTTTACGTGAAACTGGAAGGAGTTGAGATCGGTACCGCTCAAATATATCGCGGCAAGAACGTCATCCTTAATGGGATCGTCACCAGCCAGTCAAAGGCTGTTTCCCACTTCGTTAAGCAGCACAAACTGCAGCAGGAAAATAATCATGACAGCCAATAAACCAATGACCAGCGAACAGTTGGATGAACTGATGACTGTTGCAGTCAATATGCAGCGCGATAGTGAAAAAGCGGGTGACCGCCCTTCCGCTATGTTCGCTTATGCAGTTCAGGTTGCCGTTCTGGAGTTGCGCAAGGTTCGCAATCATGCTGCAAAAATACCTGAGACCAGCATGAACATAGCCCGTTACTGGATAAGCCCTAACGGAATTGCCTGTGAAGATAATGAAGGCAAGTTTGTTAGATACGAAGACTACGCCGCACTTGAAGCCAGATATCTGGAGCAGGCTGCCGAGAATGCGGAGGTGAAAGAACTAATCGAGCAGCACGCTAATAGTGTTGCTGTGTGCCCGAATTGCTCTCATGAAGAGCCGAGCGAAACTGACGATATCGTTGCGCTTTATCGTTCTATGGAAACCCCGGCCACCGACGACTTCCTAGCTGAAGTGCAGGCGCAGGGTGTGGAGATGTGCTCAGCCGAGATACAGAAACAAACCTGGGATGAGCGAGAAAGTGATGGGATGGTCGCGGCAATTGACGCTATGGAAATCTATGCCGCACAGCTTCGCAAAGGAGTGCAGTCATGACCCCTAACGAAAAGCAAAAGCTTCTTCAGAGGCAGTCTCTTTCTCTCGATGCAAAGATTGAAATGACAAAGCGCAGAATACGTGATTTCTACGACCACTTTGATGGAGAGGTTTACCAGTCTTTCAGCGGCGGAAAGGACAGCACTGTATTACGTCACATCATCATGTCTATGGGATTAAAGATGCCATTTGTCTTTAGTAACACAGGTCTTGAGATGCCGGAGATTGTTGACTTCGTAAGAGCGCAGGCCAGCAAGGATGAGGGTGTCATTCAGGTTCGACCAAAGGTTCCGTTTAACCAGGTGTGGCAGGAGTACGGGTTGCCAATTGGAAGTAAAAAGGTCGCAAAAATGATTCGCGTCCTCCAGGAGGGAGACACAGGCCGGAACAGCAACATGCACAATCTTTATAACACCGGAGTTAACTCGAAAGGCCAGTTCACTAAATCATGGAAGATACCCGAGAAGTGGCGGGTATTCGTCAATGATGAAGCGCCGCGCATTACAGACTTATGCTGCGATTTTCTCAAAAAAGAGCCTCTGGACACTTACGCGAAGGAAACCGGTCGACACGGCATCAGCGCAATTATGGCTGACGAAGGGGGGGGCACGTGAAATGCGTACTCAATGCAACGTTTATGACGGCAAGCGTCCCAACTGCGCTCCCATGCTGTTCTGGCTTGAAAGCGATGTCTGGGAATACATAAAAACACGCAAAGTTGAAATTTGCGAAGTGTATTACGACAGGGAGGTAAACGGTCGACAGGTTCCGGCAGAGAAGAGAACTGGTTGTATGTTCTGCGGATTTGGGGTCCACATGGAAAAAGGCATGAACCGCTTTCAGCGCATGGCTATTACGCATCCTCGCCAGCACTCTATCGTCATTGACCGCATGGGTATGGGTAAAGCTCTTGACCTGATGAACGTCAAATACATTCCGGATGATGAGGACTAACCCATGAGCGAACTAACCAAAGAATGGCTACAGCAGACTATCGCGGATCTTGAAGAAGAGCGCGATTCTATGCCCGGCGCAGTAAACGAAGACGCGGCTATGGCACTGGCGGCGATGAAGATTGCGCTGGCAGCGCTCGAAGCGGAGCCTGTATCTGTTTTCAAAATTGACCACGAAAGCAGCCTAATTAAGCATGTCAAAAAAGTTGTCAGCGAAAATAACGCCCCGCCAGCGCCGGTATCTGCGCCTGCTGGATACAGACTGCAGCCTATATCTGAATATGACGCAATGTGCGCCGCCATGCTTCAGGGTGCCGATGGTAACTCTCCGGTGATTCCGGATGGTTGGGTGGTGGTGCCAGTTGATATGGCTCCCGAGATGATGCGCGCAGTCCAGTTTAACTCCGAGCTTGGAGCATATGCTGCCGCTAACCTCACTGGAGCTTACTCGCTGTTTCGTGAATTCTGGGATGTGGCAGTTACAGCAGCGCCGCAGCAGGAGGTGAAGCCGTGAATAGGAAATTTTGGCTGCTGTACCTGTTGATCATCGCTTCAGTCTGCGTGTTCGTTGCTGGCTTTGAATTTAACTTCATTACATTTTCTGTTGTTGGGCTATTCGGAATGTTCATCTCCGGGATTGTTATTGGCGACCACGGAGGAAGATTCGGATACTTCGGGGGCGATGATGCCTAACCCATTCGACACGATTATGTTCGTGCTGCTGGCAATCGGTGCCCTTCAGCAAATGGGGTGGCTGCCATGGTGAGCAAACTCAAACAGCGGCGTACGCGCCGACTTAAAGCGGACGTGGCCTGGTGGAAAGGCGAAGCCTCGGACCTGTACGCCAGAGTTATGGAGCAGGCTGACGAAATAGCCGAACTCCGCAGGCTGGTTATCCGTTTGCCGATGCCGGTGCTCATACCTAAAGAGATGGCCCACCAGCTTTATTACACCGAAACGAACAGATGTCGTACCTGCAATGATGGCCTCCGTGGTGGTTGTTCATCATGCATTTTCTATAAGAGATAACCGGGTGCAGCCGGTTGAGTGGAGAACTATACGATGAGCGGACAAAGCCAACGTTTTCTTACCCCTGATGACCTCTATCAGCTTACTGGTTATCGTCGCCCTTCCCTTCAGTGCCGCGCGCTGAA